CATATTAGTGCAGAATCCTTTTTTCTGTTTGTGAAAATTGTTGATTATCTATCTGCTTTCTTACTTGTGGAATTGATTCTGATACAACTTGTAGAAGAGTTTCCATGTCTTCATCACTCAAGCAACTTAGATACATCTGTAAGGTGGCTTTCATCATGACTCCACCCATCATGATAGGGTCTTGATATTCCTTATGCTTAGATGTAAGGAAATCAGCACACTCATCAGAGAAACGATTTATATAGTATTTTTGATCTTCATCAACCATTATTGTCTCATCATCTTATAGTCTATCTTTTTGTTATACTCTTTTTTATTTCCACAGTGAGGACACCACATGACCTTTGGTTGCCATCCATCCTTTTCCATTGCGATACTCCACCACAGCTTACACTCCCCGCAAGTGTAGTGATATAGGTATTCCATACTGGTCATACATTTTCTCCTTGATTAAGAATGTCTCCGTTATGACAAATAGCAGTGTGCGCTTCATACTGCATCTTAATTAGTGGTAAAATCTTCTCACATTCAGTAACATCTTGTACATCATATATTTCTTTTACATCTAGCGTTATGTCATATCCATGAAGCCATAGTGTTATTAGAACTGTTATCATACTTTCCATCCCTCACCAAAGTCTGTTTTATCAAATACTGCACTCGTAAACGTGTCCTCTGTTTCCTTTGATTGTCCACTATCCACGATGTTCTGTTCAGTCATCTTAACGTCAAAGAGTCTCATCTTTGCACGATCAATTCCAATGACAAACCTCTTATTCACTGTTGGGTCATTGTATCTGTTCTTTAGTTGCTTGACTGCGATCTGGTTAAGTTCATCAAGTTCCTCGTTACTAATGAGTGCAAACATGAAGTCAGCAGTTGCAGGCAAACCAAAACTTTCAGACGTATCTTCAAGACCAATATCCGTAGATACGAAACCCGATCTAGTGGTTTGTGTTGCCGACATAATTGGTAGATTTGTCTCAACTGCCAATCCTCTAAGCTCCTCTGCAATTGACTTAATGTACATATAAGAATTGACATTGGTTGCTCCCTTAAATCTACTACTTCCACATATATTCAGATAATCAATGAAGATAATGTCTGGTTTAAAGCTCTTCTTGATTGCAAGTTCCTTGATCAATCCTCTAAAGTGTGCAGAGTTTGCGGAAGCAGTCGGATACTCTTTCACAATCAGCTTCCCACTAGTACCCTTAACAATCTTTTCTATCTTACTCTCGAACATCTGCTTGGGAAGGTCATGCAAATCTTCCATACTGATGTTCATTAGGTTGGCATCAATGCGCTCTGCGATGCGTTCTTCCGCCATCTCTAGTGTAATGTATAGAACATTCTTACCTTGAGACATACAGTTTGCAGCCACATGGCACATAAACAAACTCTTTCCGACACCTGTACCAGCGAGTGCAATATTTAGTGTTTTGGGTGGAAGTCCACCCTTAGTGATCTTGTTAAAGAAGTCTAGATCAAAAGGAATCTTCTCTTCTATTGTATGATAATATTCAAATCTGGATTCTGCGTCCAACAAATAATCGTGACCAATGTTATTGTCAAAACCAACAGCAAGGGCATCAGTGAGTATGCCTGGAATTGCCCCTGCATCTTTGTCCTTATCTTTTCCATCAATAATTCCAATACCTTCGACAATTGCATTGTATACTGCCTTGTCCTTACAGAACTTTTCAGTGGTATCTACGAGCCAATCAAAGTCTACGTCTGTAGACTTCAATGTCTTGATAACCTCTACAACCTTGTCATATTCCGTATCGTTTAAATCTCTTCTACCTTGAACCTCAATCTCTAGCGATGTTTGTGTTGGTATCTTATTGTATTTGTCAACAAACTTAGTAATCTCTTCAAATATGGTACGCTCTGTCTTGTCAGAGAAATAGTCCTTCTTGATAAAGGGTAGCACCTTACGTGCATACTGCTCGTTTGTAACAAGTTGTGTAAGTGCTGTTCGTTCAATCGTTTGCATTTATTGTCCTATATAACAGTATTTCTCTTGCTTTCTTTGCGTCAAACCCTTTGTCAGTTTTCTTACGTCTTCCTGCTGTGTAGAATATGTCAAAGTTTACACTGTTCAGTGTATGATTTTGTTGTGCAAACCAATCCTCATCATCCCTATTGGACATCATAACAGAAGATTGTGAATCACAAAACTCTATCAAATCAGTCAGCTGATTGTCTGTGAAACCATTACCATAGTTTGCAAATGACTCACGATATGGTGGATCAAAGAAAAAGAATGTATCATCAGGACAACTCTTTACAGCTTCTTTCCAATCACCACAATGAATATCTGTCTTTTGTAGTGCGTTATGCCACCATTGTACAACATCACGATCATATACCTTATCCTTTTGATTTAAGAGTCCTGATGGTGTACCGTATCGTCCATTGGTATTTTTATTAATCTGGAATATACCATTGAACCCTGTCTTCATTAAAAAGTATAGAGTTGCAGCCTCTTCAGCATCTGAACTATAGTTCTCATATTCCCATGCGTGTTCATTTCGTACTTCATAGTAATACAGCTTACGATCTTCCTTTGACTTTGGAATATAGATTGCTTCTAGTGTGTTCAGACGAATAAGAAAAGATTCTAGATTAGTTTTGATTGAGGTATAGATTTTTATAATGTCTGGATTAATGTCATTGATACAAGCATAATCTGGTGAATATGTGTTCATAACATATATGTACATTGCACCAGCACCAAGGAATGGTTCGCAGTACGACTTGACAGATGACGGCATCAGAGACTTATAATGCTTGAGCATCTTGTTCTTACCACCAGCCCACATGAATAGAGGTTTAGTCATTTATATTCTCACATTTACATAGCCATCAGAGATTGCTTGGGTATCCTTCCCACGCTTGAACTTAGGATCGAATTTTAAGTCAAGACCATCAATATCTTCTACATCAGCAATGTTAACCAAGGTCATTTTTACATCATTAATATAGAAAATATTTTTCCAACCGTCTGTCAGTTGATAGTTTTTAAGAGCAAACTTACCAACCGCATTGTTAAACATTGTTGGGTTAGTATAACAGGTTGCAACCTCTTTTGCAAGTTCCGTGGTATCGCAACCCACATAAAGTTCTTTGAAGTAATCAGCATATACTTTAGGGTCAGTGACAGTTGAGACATGATTATCAAAAAGTTTTTTTAGCTTCATACCCGGCACTGTTCCCTTGAAATATTTTTCATTCAACTTGTCCACTAAACCCTGATCAGTAAGTCCTTTTTTAACAGGTTTCACCGAAGCACCGTCCTTCTTAATCTCTACCTTGGCACCGTTTGCAAATTTACCATCACTTTCAACACTAAAATAATACTTATTGATTATCAACGGAAGCACCAACTCACCAATACCAATACCTTTACCGTTGTTGCCTAACAACTGTTTAAAAAACTTTGGAAAGATGGCATCATTTAACAATATATCGGGGGTCAAATCCTCAAACGTAGTACGAAAGTTTTTATTAAAGATGTCACTGTTAACTAAGTTAGCATCATCTTCAAGCAGGGACAGTGTTTGCTCTGCGCTTCCTAGGATACCAGACTTCGTAGCATAGTAACAAAGATATGCTTTGAAGTCATCACAAAAACGATCAGCGGCGACATGGCCAGAAATACCTCTTTTTGCAAGTAGCTTGTCTGCCCGAGCATCAATATTTTTGAAACCACCTTTGGAGTTCTTATCACGTTGTGTCATAATATATTCCTTTTCTGTTTTCTGATTATTACTAACTATACCACACCCAAATACATTTGTCAATAACTAATTTAATCATTATATTCAAGATTACCAACCTTCAATTGCTCATCTAGTATCTCTACCAAAATGTCTCCTAGAGTGTTTCTAAAATCATCTGATGATTCTAAATCTTCTTGATCATACCCATTATAATCTATAATATTGTATTTGAAAGACAGGGGCATATTACCGTTCTCATCTTCATTCTCAGCAACAGATACTTTTCCATACTGATAGATGATACCCTCGTATTTTCCCTGTGTAACCATAATAGAGGCCCACTCTTCTTTACCTCTCGACACATATGTGTAGTTCTCTGGCATCTATTATTCTCCTGCCAAGAAATCTAGAAGATTTCCAGACATTTCTGCAGCTGCCTTACCAATAGGTTTTTCAGTCTTACCAGCAGCACCTATAGTTGCAAGTCTCGTATCAGTATATGCAGTAATCGAGTATCTTGTACCTTCTCCCTTTATTGGGGTTACACCATGTAAGGTATGGCTATCAAACAACGCACAAGTATTATCTGGAATATCCACCGCAATTCCATACTGTGGAAATGTGAGTAATGCACCAGAATACTCACCATCCTTAAACACAGCCATGGTTGAAAGTCCTTCTGGATAATCACCAGAATCTATATGTGCAGACATAGCTCTTGATTGACTCTCATTATATTTGTTAGCAGACATGGTTGTAACGATACTGTCTTGTATCCTATGTCCTTCTTTGATGTGTTCTCTAGCCCAACTCTTTTGACGATTATACATTTCTGGATTGGCGAGTTCAAATGCTTTCTCATTCCAATATGGCAGTGTTTGTAGATTTTCCCATTTATCAGTGTTATCATTGCACCACCCAGATGTACCTATCGTTCCAGTAAATCTACCTCTTTTATACCCTATCATAATTGAATGGATTTCGTTTCCATATGCAATCATTCCCCACTTACCAGATTTAGTTTTTATAAAGTATGAATTTTCTGTTCTTAATTTATAATCTACATCTTTAACAAGACCCTTTTTTAACATATCTTCTTCAAGTACAGGCCCAGATGCATTTGCCCTCATGGTTGATACATCTGTTATTGATGCAAGTGTGTTTCGTAACAAATTGTCATCATCGTATGCATTTCTTATAAAGTATGCAAGTGGAACATCACTGCCGTCCAGAGCTGCAGTTGGTTTCATGATACCAGTATTCTCTGTGACTCTTATGACTGAATCATATGAGCTATCGTCAAGAAACTTACCTTTCCACTTATCTTCTACTTCTTTTTTACCTAAATCATATGTTAGATTTATTTTTTTCATTGTGCGGCTCCAATACCTTTTCATATATAGATTCTGCAAGATTTTTCATCATCATAGGAGCAACCATAAGTCCTATTCTTGCGAGTTTTTCATTCAACGTACCTGTATTGATATAGTCCTCTGGTAGTGTCATGATTCTTGCAGATTCTTTTGTTGTGTATCCTCTATCCTCTTCTGGATGTAGATGCACTGCAAGTGATGTCATTAGTCCTTGCTCAGATAGAGTATGTGATGCTTGGTTCCACGGTACTCTTCTTGACTGAAAAAATGAGTTCTTTCTCTCAGGTATACTCTTACCCCACTTCTTTCTATGTGCAATCACCTTATCATACCAAGGAGTTACAGCGTGATCACCTACTGAAATAACTTTTTCTGGATTCTTTGGTAATCGCTTTAACCATTTATGTTTTGCAGACTTCTTCATGAGTTCACGTAACTCATATGCCTCTGCGCCATTCTCATTGTCAAGTGTTAGATCACCAATTGCATCCTCTACAGTTGGCTCTTCATTCGCACCCTCTGGATATATGGAATTTATTAGCATCCAAGGCATACCAATATCATCCAGCACATCATTACGCACTGACACGATAAACACTCTCTGACGTTTCTGTGGCACTCCAAAGTGTATACCATTAAGTACCTTATATGTAGTGGTATATCCTTCCTTCTCAAAGTCCTCACACATACGATCTAGATGCTGCTTTGCATAGTCCATAGTCAGACCCTTGACATTCTCACATATAACGACCTTAGGCTTCATCTCACCAGTTATGCGTATCATCTCCCATGTCAGGTCTTCGATATTCTTTTGCTTCATACCGTATGCAACCTTCTCTTTGTTCCAACCCTTCTTCTTAGTACCAGACATAGAAAAAGGTGGGCATGGTGGAGAACCATCCAGTATATCTAACTCACCTACTTTGATTCCTGTCATCTCCATAATCTGCTTACCAGTGACATTCTTAATATCACCACATATATGAGGAGTGTCTGGCCAGTTTGCAAGATAGGTATTTACTGCGACCTGTTGAAACTCATTGACGAAACGACAATCACCACCAGCCAGTTTATAGCCACATGATGAACCACCACCGCCTGCAAAGAATGAGATGTATGTGAACCTTTTACGATCAGCTGACTTCTCTAAATCGTCTAGTGTATATCGTTTGTATCGTGTCAACTAAAAAACTCCTCTAGTGATCCCTGCTCTCCGTAGGAACTGTCGATTAACCAATTCATCTTCTCTACAATAAAGTTTAGTGGTTGAACAAAACTCTTATTGAATTGTTCATCATAGTCTATTACACTCAAAATGTCAAGTTCCTTTGGAAACTCTGCTGGAAAGGAAAATGCAGATGCAGTATAGATATTTGGTTGTTTAAGGTTGATAAACTTAATCTTGTCACCCTCTTGAATAAATGGATACTTGTTCTCTAGTTTGTGTTTCTTAATCAGGTGATTGTAGAGTATGGCTCCCTTGACATGAATTGGAGCGCCCTTTGCAAACAGGGATGACTCACCAGTGAACTTCTTTACACCGTTACAACTTCTAGGAAATGCAATCTCTTCTGGTGACAACTTCATAAACTCCTCACGAAACTTCTGTATAAAGGTATTTAGCATTTTCTCATCCCCTGTCATCAGGATGTTCATTGCCCCCTTAATCTTGTCTCTACATGGAGCAGGAGTTGAACTCTTAACCGCTTCGATACCCATCATCTTGAGTTTAGGTTCTTTATACCTCACACCTTCGATATCCCAGCAGTTGAGGATATATCGTTTCTTCGCAGTCCATATACCCTTGTCTGCAATCACTTCTCGTTTCATGACCATCTTCTGGTCATATGCATTTACGACTTTAGCAAGGGACTGATAAGATTTGTCAATAAACGGTTCAATTTTATCAGTGGCAATTTTATCCAGAAAATTGACGATGGTTTCTGGAGATGGATTTCTGTCGCCAAAAGACTTAGATATAAGCGTATCAAAAGTGATGTATACAGAATCCGTATCCGATGCAATAACATAATCTTCTTTCTCAGTTCCGATAATCTTGTTGAGATAGATGTTAAGAGCCTTCTCAATCCATCGTATGGATAACTGACCGCTTGTTGTAATACCTTCAGCGTTTCTAAGATCAAAATAGCGAAACCAACTATTCCCAATAGCACCATACGCACTATTAAGGGATATCTTTTTGGCCAACTGAATATTCTCATACCTTGAGATATCCTTGAGATACTTTTTATCCTTAGTGTCCTCATAGTCCTGTTGAGCTTGTAACATAAGCTTTTTATATTTGACACGATCATTATAGATAGTCTCCATTAATTCTGGAAGAAAACCACGTTTATCTTTTCTGTAAAATGCACCATTAGGCGTCATACAATAGTTTGTAGTATTCTTTACTTTACCATCAAGAATCTTATCAACCATATCATCAGGCACTTTCTCATTAGATGGTATAAGTGTCTCTGGTGATATATTATACTGCATGATAAGGTGTGGATATAGTGAGTTCAAGTCGAACGACATAATCCACTTATGCATACCCACTTGAGGGTCTTTTACATATGCACCCTCAAACTTATCAAACTTCTCTGCTGGTTTCTTTTGCGGTATAACGATGTTCTTTTCTTTGAGATAGTTGTATATAAGAACATCCCAATACCTCACAGCGCCAAGAACGTCTGTGTAGTTCACCTTTGCATCATACGCCATCGTAAGACATAGTTCAATCAACTTCATCTTATCTTCTAGCTTATCAACGATCTCAACGTCTTGTATGTTGTATTCAATGAATGACTGAAAATCTTTCTGATACCACTCACTAAATGTATTGTATGGATTACCATCCTTACTCTCGCCAAGTTCTACCTTTGCAATGTGATCCAGACGATAGGACTCTTGTGCGCTATACGTAAACTTTCGATACAGGTCAAAGTAATCAAGAGCGGCGACACCTTGCATATTATATGTTTGGTGGTTGCGCCCCATCTTGTAAACTTCTCTTTCTTGGACACTGCCCCAAGGAGAAAGACGTTTTAGTTCATCGTCACCAAATAATTTCTTGATACGATTACAGATATATGGAATATCAAAGAACTCTGTATTCCATCCAGTGATGATATCTGGCTGATGTTTTTCCCAGAATATCATGAACTCTTTCAGTAGATGCAGTTCACTCTCACAATGAACATAGGTAACGTCTTCACGATCAGTGGTGAACTCACCAACACCCCACACCACGATCCTTTTACTCTGATGATTTTTGATGGTAATAGACAGCATTTCCTCTTCAGCAAGCTTGGGGTCTGGAAATCCGTTACTACACTGCACCTCAGCGTCTAATGTGACAATGAGTATATCATCCAAGTCCCAATTGACAACACCAGTATAGGTATCAGAGATGTAATTGTATGCAAACTGTGTATTACCATAGACTAACTCAGGTTGAGACTTATGACTCTCAACCCATTCCTTAGCCTCTTTGATATTATCAAACTCTATAGGTAAGACAGGAACACCATCCAATGTCTTATATCCTGTCTCTTGTTGTACAGGAGAGAATAAAGTTGGACGGTATTTTATTTTAAAATTCTGACGTTCACCGTTAATGACAGCACGACAAAATAATTGGTTCCCCCATTGGAGAACATTTGT